GTGTTGGCTGCACTGAATTAGCTAACTCAACACCCAAAGCTGCGCCCTGTAAAGCGTTACCAGCCGCTCCTACATAATCTGGATTTACTATAGGAGCTTGAGGAACACCCGCCAAAGCAGCTCCTGTATTACCTACAGCCGTAGCTAAATTGTTAGAAAAACCTGTCTGCGCTGCCGCTTCATTAATAGCTGCATTATTTATTGCATTATTTATGTTGGCAGTCTGTCCTCCTATCATATTAGCTAGGTTAATTCCTTGATTTTGATAAATATTTGATAAATTGTTGCCTGTAGTTGCGTATTGATTTGCTAATTGCTCACCAACTCTAGTCCTGCCAAAAGCTAAATTATTGCCTAAGTTAGATATTGCTTGAGCCGCAGGTAGTCCAGTTTGCATATTAACTCTAGCTTGATTAGCTGCTGCGTTATAACCTTGACCTGTCAACGCTCCTATATTAGCTATTTGATTCTGTAAATCTTGAGAGGCTAGACCTGTATTAAATCTAGACAGTTCTTTCAATACATTGCCGCCAGTTACACCTCCGGTTGCAGCCGCATTTCTCAAAGCAGCTCTTTCTCCTTGCTCTCTTAAAAACTTCATCTGAGGACTTTCTTGATAGGCTGCATCAAAAGCCGCCTGACCATCTAGTCCAGCTAAAGCTCTTTGTGTCCTTAACGCATCCTGACCTGCTGTAGCATAAGGATTTAAATCTTGTCTAGATGCTACGTTTAAAGCATTTAACATACCAATCGTACCCAGAGCACCGCCTTTGAGCGCCATCTCTGAGCCACGCAAACCAATAGGAATCTCTGCTCCTACGTTATAAGTAGTCGTTGCCATTGCTGGAGATTGTGCTGCAAACCCACCAGCCGCAGGTGTGGCAGCAGGTGCGGCAGCAGGTGTAGCAGCAGGTGCTCCGGTTGCTACTGGAGTTCCTGCTGAAGTTGTTACTGGAGTTCCTGCTGGAGTTGCTGTCGGTTGTCCAGCTAACGGAGCTGTAGTCCCATATAAGGAAGCATCACCAGCTACTAGGTTTGGTATTCCTGTTTCTGCATAAGGATTATCTACTGAAGGCTCTTTTCCAGCAGCAACATCCTCAATACGCTGCATTTCATCTTTGACTTGTTGCTCTCTTACACCAAACTGTTTAGCAACATCAGCCTCTGTGACAGCTCCTGATCTTATAGCCTCTGCAACTGTATCCACTTCTTGCTGCGTGTAATCACCATCGGCAGGAATACGCTGGATAGCTGACAAACCTAAAGGAGAGGATTGAGGACTTAATTCAGCAGGAAGCGGTTGCACTTTGCTTACAGGCTGTCCTGCTTGAGCCTCTGCTATCTGAGCCTGGTTATAACCAAATTCTTTTACTAGGTTATCTTCCACCACAGAAGGAGCAACTTTAAAATGTTCTGCAATATCTGAGGTGCTTGCAACTCCTGTGTTTATTAGCTTTTCAACTTTTCTTACTTCTTGCTCTGTGTACTCTCCATCAGGCTCTATTTGCGCTAAATTACTAATTACGAGCGACTTAGGCACATTAAAATATTGAGAAACCTCTCCAACACTTACTGTTCCAGAGTTTAAAAGATCCGTAACTTGCTGAATCTCTTCAGGAGTATAGTCACCAAGATTTGTTTTTCTTGGTATGTTTTGTAAGTCTTGTAGTGCCATTATTCCTCCTAGCCCATCTCTTTAAAGATGTTCTGCACTTGCTCTGTAGTAAAAATTGGAGCCGCAGCAGTTGCTTGAGCTGTCGTTGTTTGTTGTGGAGCTGTAACAGGATTAGCCGCCATTTGATTTCTACTTGCAGCCTCTTGTATTGTTAACGGTCTATTCTCTCCTCTGCCAAACTTGTCGTAATGATATTGTGCGTAACCTTCTGCACTATTAAACGTATCTACACCACTATCATCTATCAACTGATCTTTATTGGCCTCATAATACTGAGCAACGTCAGGATTTGCTTGTAAGTAAGCTGATGCGTTAAAAGGAGTAAGACCTAATTCAGCTCCTGCTGAATACTCAGGCATAGTCATCTCAGGAAAAGTTAAACTCTTTGGATTAATCAACCCAGCCAGCTCTGTATAGTTCGTAGGAACGCTCTGAGGCTGATAAGCACCATAGTTAACAGGATCACCTAACAAAGCGTTTCTGTGGCCTAAAAGACCTGCTATTTGAGCCTGTTGGCCCATATAATCACCGCTTTTAACAGCCTCCATGCGTGGCATAAATGTATCGCCTTGCAAAGCCAGAGTATTATCTAACGCTTGCTGCCTTACATCTTGTCCTCTTCGGTAACCAGGAAGAATACTTTCCATAGCAGCGTTACCAAAGTTTTGAATAAGATTCATTTGAGCATTGCGTTGATCTTCAGCATCTGAAGCCATCTTTTTTTGTGCTCTGATTCCTGCCAAAGAACCAGCAAGACCTAAAGCACCGCCTATTACTCCACCTGCTCCTGCTGATAGTGCCATATATATTCTCCTAGACTGCTATCCAGCCTTTCTTGCGATCACCACCTATTTCTGGTGTCATTTTCCTGTATTGTATTGAACCAGCACTTCCTGTTGTATCAAGGTACAAACTAAACTGTACTGCCTCTACTACACCTTCTGGACTACCTGCTCCAGTTATAGGTATTGATAATGCTGCTTCTTGCGTAAACTGTCTAAACGGTTGAGCCATAGTACCATCAGGATCAACTATAGGCTGTCCTTGATTTAACTTATAACTCATGCAGTAGCCTGTATCTCACCAGTAAGCTGTATCAAAACAGGCTTGACCGGATCACTTATTGTAAACTTAAAAAGCTCAAACCTACTGGCTCTGCCATTTCTTCTCCAAATAGGTCTATGATTGTATTCACCTATCTTTCCTAAGTCTCTGTACCTAAAATCGGACCATGTTTTGCCATTCTTGCTTCTAGCCATGCCTATTTGTGGGTTTGGCGTATTAACATCACCAACACCACTCTCTACAGTCATTTCTATTTCAGGAACAACAAAAGACTCCATATTGTTCTGGAAAGGCTGCGTAACAACCGTTCTTAAAATAGCGTTACCATATTCAGTGTAAACATCAACATCTAGCTTGCCTATGCGTCCGTCAATAGAATCTCCAGCCCATATCTGATTATAAGCTCTAACCAACGCATTGACTCTGTAACCGCCTAGTGAGTCCTCTACCAATGACTTTCTTTCATGCCAGCGTTTACTAATCGTATCGTAAACAAAGGTGCTGCCAGATAAAGCAAAACCTACAAAGTAGGCTCCTTTTTCCGCATAGGCCCATGAGAATATCTCTGATATTTGTGTCTGCGTCAGATTACTTAACTCTCTGTCTATAGCAGTCGTAGAGATTTTAACTACACTGTTTCCGCTCAATGCCCAGATAGCAGGAGACTCATTTGCTCCCGAACCAATAAATACAAAAGTATCTTGGATAGACTGAATACTAAAAGGACTAGCTATTCCTTTACTCAGAAATAGACCTGTTCTTTGAAACGGAAAGTCTGCGCCACCAATATTTTGAAACGCTTCTATTGTCTGTGAACCACCTATAAATAACTGATTTTTAAAGACTATTGGAGCTACAATCTCATCTGGATCAGACTCGGCTGTACCAAAATCTAGCGCATTGTAGTTAAGTCCATCATTTAAAGCACTTACAATAAACTTCTTAGAATCAGTTGTAAGACAGAAAAAGCCATCTATAAACACTACTTGTTGAGGATTACCGTTAGCAGTAAAGTCTACATCAGTAATTTGTGTCAGAGTTGTAGTGGTATGGTTATAAATGTAACCATTACCACCGGGAGATAGGACCAACATCTGAGTTCCATTGTCAGCAATAGAAACTCTTCCAGAGCCAGCTATTTGACCTATGTTAGTCAGTGTATAGTCAGATGCCATGCTATAAAGCCTGTCACCTATTACAAAGTAAGGCACACCGTTCATTTCATGTGCGCCTCTACAAATCACTAAATCACCAGCAGTAGCCACTTGACTTAGACCTGGCGTACCAAACAGAGTCTCTTGGTTAAGAGCTGGAGCCTGAGCTATATTAGGATAGAAGTTAGTACACTCCTGCGCTGAGATAGGCAGAGAGTCACTTTCGTAGTATCCATTTGCTATAGGCAATATAACTTTAGGCATTAAGATGTCCTGAAAGATCCATTAGTTACTACCAAATCATCTGTTCCTGACTCATTAGCAACAAATAGCTCAAAGTAATCGTTCTGAACCGCAGTCTCTATCCAAGCAACATTTATATTCTTTTCAACAGTCGCATCTACCTCAGTGTTTACTCTAGAAGCAGTTACTATTGCTCCGTTTTTAGCAACATACAAAGAAGCATTTTGACCAGAGGCAGAAGCCGCTTTGACTGAAAGGCTTGCATCTATCCTTATTTCTTTAGATGTAGAGCCAGTGTAAGTTATCCTACCGCCTGTAGTGCCAGCACCTATTCCGCTTTTTTGCACTACCCATGTACCAGCTACTAACACCGCAGTACCAGCTCCAGCTATTGTTGTAGCTGTGCTGTTACCTTGAATACTTAACAATCCATCAAGAACAGTATTAGCAGTCTCTGAAATTGTAAGATAGTTATTAGTCCTCGCTATGGTTATTCCATCGCCAGCAACCAGAGAAACTATATCTGGTGTATCGTCTGTTACATTACGCAGTATCGGCTCACCAGTGCTGTCTGCTGTGAAATTCTGTTGTAGCTTCACACCGCCATTAGCAGATACGCTAGATATAACACCAGGACCGTTTTCAATATTTCTAATCTTATTGATTGTGCCGTCTACATTTAAGACAGCCGTACCAGAGACATCACCTTCTGTTACTATGGTTCCAGTAACACCCAAACCACTCAAAAAATTAGTATAAAGTATTTTGTAATTTGTTCCGTTTACAAAGTAGTCAAGATAAGCTCCTGATTCTACTGTAGTTTTTGCTAAAAAATCGGATTTTTTTCTTCCGTCTGTTCTATCAACCATTGGTATTTTGCTCCAAAGCTATAGATCCAGTTGTTTCTGCTAATATCTCAGCTTCTGAATCTGGGAAGAAATGACCAGAAACACCAAACAATGTGTCCTCGTTTCCTGATCCTATTGGCAAAGTAGGAGGCATTTTGCTCTCTCCTAAAGTTTGACCTAGCAATCTCATCGTGTTGAAACCATCTCTAGCCGCTTTTACTAAGCCTTGAGATATTATTCCGTTGTAATCTGGAGCCACTTCTATAGCTAAATTTGCTATTAGACCTCTAAGTGCTCCTGTTGGTATGGTTACTTCATCTCCCAAGCTAGATACAATGGTATAACCTAACTGTATACCTTGAGCATCAAGTTCACCCATGTAATTGTTCATTGCAAAGATAAAGTCGGCATATTCGTCAGCCTCTAAAGGAGCCTCACTAGCCTGTACTAAAATTCGTTGTAGCGATGCTTTAGCAACCTGCGCGACAGTAGCCATTATTCAAACGTAGCTCCTCTTTTCTTTTTCTTTGCTGTTTTGGCAGCTCTAGTAAACGCTTCATCGCTAGGCGCTCCAGTAGTATTAGGACTTCTCATCCTCTCTGGAGTCCTGCCAGCAGCCTTTTGTCTTTGTATCCTTTTTCTCTTTTTGTGAATGTTTTTATATAAACTCATTCAAATTTCGCTCCTTTCATAGACTTTGATCCTTTGCACTTCCATCTCTTGCGAGATAATCGTAAAGGTGAATTAGGATCTTTAGCCGCTTTCGGGTGCTTCTTCATCTGACCCATAGACCTAGCGCAGTAAGAATCACCTTTTTTACTGCCTGGTTTTACTCTGGGTCCACCGTCTTTTGCCTTACCAGCCTGTCCGTAACTAACTCTTTTGCCAGACTTTGTTACCTTAACTTTTGCTTTGCCTTTTGCTGGTCTTGCCATTATTCGTATGTAGCTCCAGCGTTTATTTTCTTTTTCTTTTTACGCATCTTCTTTCTTGCTTGATTAGCAGCAGCTCTCCCAGCAGGAGTATAAGCAAACTTTTTTCCACCTACATTTGGCATAATTTAATCCTTTTATAAAAGATTCAGGGAGCCGAAGCTCCCATCGTCTTTGGAGAGGTTCTTATACTCCGAAACCATGACCCGCCATAAACGGATTGAATGTTGCATAAGCTGGCAACAAGTCAAAACGAATCTTCTGGGTATTGGCATCACCATCTGCGTACTTACTAACTCGGATGGACATACCATCTTCAGTAGTAGCGATAGTGTCGGTTGAGTACAGCTTAGGCAACTTAACAGTACCTATACCAAAGGCTTGCTTCATGTAGAACAAGTTTGGCTGATACATAGTTGCAGATGCGCTAAGTACAGTAACAGCAGCTCCGTTAGCAGGAGCAGCGTCTACAGTATTGTACTGTCCGTTAGCCTCATAGATAGCAGGACCAGCAACAACCAGGTTACCAGCACCAGAACCATCAAGAGTAACGTCAGCAGTAACAACACCTGTCCATTCCACAGCAGCGCCGTTTTCATCAATCATCGCAGTCTTGCTATCAAGATTTAGACGATTAACGTCAGCAATCTTAACCATGTCTCCAGCCTTAACAACCATATTGGCTTGTAGAGCCGTTACAGCCAAGGTTTGAGTCATAGTATCTTTCGCTGTGGCATAAGTTGCATCAGGAGCAGCACTCAAAGTACCAGCTCTGTCAGCGCCTGTGCCAGAAGTGAAAGTGTTTAAGCTCTGAGAAGTCAACGCTCTAAGTCCACCAAAGTTGGCAGAGATTTGAGAATTTTCCCAAGCTGTACGCACCAAACTATCTGAAGCATTCAGGCCATTTTGAACGCTTGCTAGTTTAGTTGCTGTGAAAGGATTCATAACATAAAACTTATCAGCAGATGCTGGTACGCCTATGCTATCCAATAACGCTCCAGCACCAGCTACGTCAGTCCAAGCGTCAGCAAAGACACCATGAGTACCATAACGGAGTGAAGAGTTTCTCATCATGTATCCACTGAGGTCTGTTTCCAGATCAGTAACAATACGTCTAGCAGCAGGAGCTAGTATTTGCTCTAGTTGGTCTAGCTCAAGAGCTTCTTCAATGTTGCTCCAAGAAGTGGAGACAGTGAAGTAGTTCTGAACCGTACCAGTAGCCTTACCTGCAATGATGTCAGATTTGGCTGCACCAGAGATGTCACCACCTGCTGTACGGATTGAGTTGTAGTCGTGTGGACGTTTGAAGTCTACGCTACTACCAGTGGAAGGATTAAATTTGCCACTCAAGAGCTGAGTGTCTACGGTTTTTGTGACTACACGAGCAGATTCAAAAGAATCTAAAAATACTCTTGCCACTTTCCGAGTAATATTACTCGATAGATTATTAGCCATGATATTACCTCAATCATTCAAAAGTTGCTCCTTTCGGTCCTCGCGCTTTAGGCGCTACACCAGCTTTCACTGGCTGTTCTACCGGGTCAGGAGCGGCATTTACTTTAGGTTTTAACGCAGAAGCCTTATCACGAATTTCAGTATGGATTCTCACTGCCGCCTGTGTAGGAGGCAATGCTCTAAGATTATCAAGCTCAGTTATATTCTGGCTTAGGTACTTAGTAATAGCTGGACCTAGCTCATCATCTAAGATGAAATCAACCAGCTCCTGCTGTACACCAAATTGAGCTACAGTCTCACCTGCTACTTGCAACTCATCTGCCGGAATGCCTAACTTGACGGCTCTATCCGCATAAACTGCAATTCGATCATTCAATTCCTGCGCTTGTTTCAATTCCTGCTGCTTTTGTCGCTCTGCCTCCTGCTGTTGTTCCGCACGAAACTCTGCATCAAAAGCCGCCTGTTGTGCTATAGCAGCATCCCTGGCTCTTACTGAGGATTTGTATTCCTCTTCGCTTACGCTATAAGCATCAGGCATTGCTGGCACAACTGGCCTCTGTTTTTGCGGAAGTCTTTGCTCTAGTTCTTTAAGTTGTTTGGTTAAAGTATCAATTTGGCGCTCTGATTCCCTGCGCTTACCTTTCTCTTTACCAAGTTCTCTATTAAAAACCTTTTGCTGATCTTCAGTAAAAACAGTTTTAGTTTGTTTCTCCTGAGCTTCCTCAGTATCCGGTGATGAATCGGAGTCAGTTTCCTGACCTTCAGCTTCTACCTCTTCAAGTTCAAATTTTGGTTCTTGAACCTCTTCGAGCGTTTCATCTGGTTCCATCTTTTTTACCTATCATAAATGCCCTAGAATAATCGGCTAGGTTCCGGCCTCCAAAGTAGCGTTGGAGTTCGCTTTGTTAAACTATACCACATATTGTGGTTTTTCATAATTATTTAGCTATACACTTTTTCGCACTTGTGTTATTATAAATTGATGAATAATGATGAATTAATAAAAAAGTATGACGATTGTTTTTCGCATCTTTGTTTAGACGCAATTTTAACCTCTGAAGAAATATTTGCATCTGGGAGCTTTACTAAAGAAGAGTCTCTCATCTTGCCTTCTTTGTTGACTCAAGATACTGATTAAGTCTATCAAACCACTCTTCTGTAGCCATTTGATAGTCTTTCTTTCCTCCAGAAGTCATTAATGATCTGTACGCTTCATTAAAATCTTTACCCATATCAAGCCTTGCTTGCATTGGATCTTTAAACATAATCTCCACAGGAACCATTTGGCCTCCGAGAGCAAACGCTTCTTGAGCTGGTATTATTGTGTCGTAAGATTTATTTAAAGTTGTATCTGTTATTAAATCTTGTGGTGCAATATCGGTTGTAACCATTCCTCTATAACCACTAAATCCTTTAGGCATACCTCGCATTGAAGGCTCATTAACAACAGAATAAATATCTTTGGGAATTGGAAATCCTGCGTCTGTTAGTGCTTTTTTAGCTAAAACTTGACCCATAAAGGCTTTTCTTTTGTTACCAGCACTTGCTCTAGGAGATTCTGTAAAAAGCCAATCTATAAGTTGTTCTGGTGATTCATAGCCACTCCAACTTTCGGCTATACCTCTTGTCTCTCCACTATCTGGTAACTTTTTAATCGCCCTATCAAGTAATTCTGTTTGGTTTTTATTTAATCCTCCTGTTGAGCTTATCATTTCAACAGCCGCGAACGATGGTGAAACAGAATAATTTGATCCTTCATCAAGGTTTGCAGAATAAATTAAAATTGGGTCTTTACCAGTTGCTTCTCTTACTCGATTTATATGCGCTTGTTTAGTAACTGCTGCACCTCTGCTGCTCATCCAATTTTTCCAAGCATCAGCGTGACCTGGTCCTCCTTCTACCATTAAAGGATTGTCTAAATCTATGCCAGCAATTCTATCAACCACACCTCTTATTGTTCTATCTGCTGGCAAAATAACCAACGGATTTCCTATTAGATCTTCATAAGTACCTGACGGCATAAACAAATCTTCTGGCTCTGTGTATCTACCACCAAGCAATCTTGCTTGTTCTCTCATGGCGTAATCAGGATCATTTTTATATCTTTCAACTAAACCTCTATAATTTCCTACTGCAATGTTTTCTGGTCTGACATTTAAATCTGTTTGAGCCATAAAAGGATTGATGCTGTAACCTTTTTCATTCAAAACATCCATTATGGGTGTTTCCACAACTCGCCCAGCTTGAGCGGTTTGTATTTCTGGTCCAGAAAAACGTCTTAATGCAGATTGATTTGTTTCTGCCGGGAAAGTTGCTTTAGCGGCTCCACCTGTTTTTTCTATTAAAACTCCAGCTTGACCTATTTTTTCTGGCAAATTACTTACAGTAAAGCCTTCTCCTAACTGCAACTGCATATAATCGCGTAGCTCAGGCTGCGTAAAACCTTTTTGATAAGTATCTGCGCTTGTTATGATAGACAGAGGCTCTGGTCCTTGCCTACCTTTAGCGTTCATTACATCCCTACCTCTTGTAGTGACAACCGCTTTTCCTCCTGGTGACAATATTCTGCCAATGTCAGCAACCGCCTGATCTCTTGCTTCTCTTGGCATTACATTTAAAACATTTAAAGAAGTAATGTTTTCATATGATTCACTTGGAATGTCTAAAGCGTTAGTAAATGTTGGACTAAAACCTTCTCTTGGAAACGGCTCAAGCGTATCAGCTCCTATCTTGCTTGCTCCTTGTCCTCTTCCAGCTCCAAAATCCAGAGTTTTTCCTTCACCAAGGACTTTTTGAGCTTTTAAATAACTAGGCTCTGTTGAAGAACCTAATTGTGTTTTTTGTGAGTTAGATAGTGGAGGAAGGTTGTCTGCTACGTTTTTTATTCCTTTGGCTATAGGCTTTCCAAGGCCAGTTGCTCCAATCAACGTAGCCGCTCCATAAAGTCCAGCAGTTCCGTAATTTCCAGCCCTAAACTGTTGTTCTGTCTCAGCAGCTCCAATAGCATCTCCAACTACAGGAACAAAATCAGCTCCTCCTGTCATAAAGTCAGCTAATTTGCTTCTTGCATAAGACCTTGAGTCAGCACTTGCTATATTGCTTGCACCCATAAAATCATAAAGCGCAGACCGTAAAGTTTCTCTAAAAGCAGGATTAAACGGATTTATTGATCTTGGTGCAGCCATTACGCTCTGTTCACTAGGAACAGGAGCACCAGCAACTCCTCTACGCTCTAGCTCTTGTATAGCAGCAATCTTATCCTTTTCGGTCCTTTCTCCTGTCTCGTAAACAGGCATAGCCGCCACCGACATAGGATTGTTTTCTCTGTATCCTCCTAAGTCTCCAACTCCAGTAGACGGACCAGTGGATACATCCATCAAGGACATGGTTGGCTCTGATACGAATTTTCTTAGTGATGATTGTTCCATTTTTAAACCAAATAGTTGACTGTATATTCTCTGGCTCTAGAGCTTTTAGCTCCACGCCAATCATAAGTGTCTATCACTGTCACTTCTTCTACTGTCTTTACAACAGGCTCCTGCACCACTTCTGTCCTAGTCTCTCGGTTAACGTGCGTTGAGACTAGAGGTACTGCTGATACTGGACCTGAAGCGATTTCGTTCATTCTCTAAACCAAGGATACCGAGATTCTGGTAAATCTTTGTAGTTTTGAATCAAATCTCTACCAAAGCGTATCGGTAAACCTTGTAGCATCCTGCCTCTGGTTCCCTGGTTATCTACGTTAGCAATGTTGTCTATGATTGCATTCTTTGCTTCTTGTGGGCTTAATCCTTGTCTTGCAAGCTCTATCCCAAACTCATTGTTTGCATAATCTAGATATTCTGTCCTTGGATCTTTGCCTCTCATCTTTTGCTGCATACCTTGAAAATGCTCTTTAGCCTGAGCACCAAAACCAGCTAGTGGATTCTGTCCTGCGTAATAAGCAAATAGCGCATGATTGACTATATTAAATATCTCTTCATCGCCACTAATTCCGGTGTTTTGCCTGTTAGTCTCACCTTCTGTTGGAAGGATCAAGCTCACTCTGTATCTGTCTGGTATTAGCCCAGCATCTACCATCTGATTAGTAAGCTCTACAGCTTCTTGAGATATAGCAATCTGCCTTGCATCACCAAATCCTAGAGCATCAGCGCCTTTCTTGATTAAAGACTCACCAGTGTCACTTAGGTATTGCTTTAACCTACTGTCCACCGTTTGCAATCCTCATTAAGTCCACCGTAGAAGTTAATGCCATCCTAGCTTTCCTTTGTTCTTCGTCAGCTCTTTCTCTTTCCATTATGTCCATCTGCTGCTCGTTATCAAGCTGGTCTCCAAGAGCCTTGATATTTGTGTGATCTATCGTAGCACCAGCCTTTTCGACTTCTACTTGAGCCTTGATGCGATTAGTCTGAGCGTTAAAGACATCTACCTGAGTTTTAGCTTGCTGCGCCACAACCTCATTCTGATCGTTTTGCGCCTCTAGCTGTATCCTCATAGTCTCGTTCTGGACCTTCTGAGCATCAATCTGCACTTTCATCAAGTCAGCCTGAGCTTTCATCTGCTCTGCCTGAGCTAGTACCATATTTGGATCTGGAGCCTGTTGACCTTGCTGCATCTGAGCTTGCAACTGTTGCAGCTCTTCATCTGTCATCTGTGACTGAGGAATCAATCCTTGTGCAATCATCTGTGCTCGTTTTCGCTCTCCAATCTGTGAAGCCGCAGGAGTGGATATATTCTGAAGTAACAGGTCTCCAGCTATCTGCATCAAGCTAGGATCTACCTGAGCCAATGATGTAATGGCCTCTACAGTCTCTTGCTGCCTATTCTTGAAGTTAGGACCAGCAGTACAAGTGACATCATAAACACCCACAGAGAGATCGTTTATCACCTCAACCTCTCCGGTTTCTACATCTACAATCTTTTGATTCAGGTCCACCATTTCGAAAGACTCATCCTCTCTGAGCACTCTAACCTGTCTTTTTGTGTCGTATATGATAGGCAACGCATCCTTTAACAACTTTCCAGTAGCAGCTATTGCTATCTCCATGCCTTTAGAATACTTGAACGCTCCATTGCTGCCTCGGTCCTGCAAAGCGTTTATAGCCACACCAGACTGTAGACCAGGATTGTCTCCCATGTTAGCCGCAAACATACCTGCGCTCTGTCCTATCATGCCACGCATTGCCTCAGAGATTGTTCTAAGACCGGGATTGATCTGCGCTCCTCCTTGTTGCTGTGGAGGACCAGGATTCTCTGGATCTACGTTGTAAAATTGCACTGGATCAGCGTTAGTGTTTAGCGTCTTGAGTTGTTTCTCATGCCCACTAGCCTGAGCCATTGTCATCCAATACTTAGCTCTAGGCGCTAGTGCTCCTTCCTCTATTTCTCTTGATACTGAGTAATTCAGCACTCTTTGCGGATCAAGCAGCTTTTCTACAACTCCCCAGTAGATAGTCTTGTTTTCAAATATCTTAAAATTGGCATAGGTAGGAACAATCGGTATGCGACAAAAAACGGTCTCTTTCTTTGCCTCTAAAAAGTCTTTTCCATCAAAATACCTGCTACAAACGTAATGCTTCTTACGAGTTCTGCGTTTTATCTCTGTCACACCAATAGCTAGCAGATCATCCTTTACCTTTTCATAAGTCTCATCAACTTCATGCACCTGACCATTAGACATCAAAGCCAGCTCTCGGTCCTTGGACTCTAGGTAAAGAAACTCTCCAACCGTAATAACTTCAGCCTTATCATAGTAGACTTCAGAAATTCTATCGTCTGGGACGCTCTCTCCGCTTCCTTCAGGCCATCTAGACTCATATTCATCTATTGCCATAGGATGCAAACAGAAAGCGTAGCGGCTGTCTGACTTGTCCTGAAGCTCTGCTGATGGATCAAACCATACTCTATCTACAAAGTTTCCTATCTTTTCTATAGCTAAATCTTGGTCAAATGAGTTGTCATCAACGTATTTCTGTACAACTCTCCAGCCATCCATGCCGCCAATAACCATACTACGAGCTGCCTGAGAGTAAACCGTAGACGCATTAGACATCTGCTCTATGTTTCTTATCAGACCATCCATAGTCATAGCTATCTCTTTTGTGGCATCTCCTCCAGCCGGAGACACCTTAATACTGTAGTCGCTCTGCTCTATCTCAGAGGACACCTGATCTACAATAGGATTGACCATATCAAACGTATAACGTGGCTTATTACCGTTGCTTACATTATTTGACCATTCCGGCTCCCACTGACCATCTCTCTTATCTAGAAAGATATGAGACTCTCTGACAGCTTCCCTGTTGTCCTGGTCTGACTCTTGGCACTGGTCCAACAGCTTCAGCACATCACTATGCTCAGAATATCCAGCCTTATATGCTAGATCATCCTCTGCGCTGCCTCTGTCATCGCTTTCTTCTTTACCGTTATCGTAATCAACCATATTTATTCCAACCTGCAAATTCTATTTTGACTTGCTGCTGTTTAAAGGTATTCGGCTTATACATAGCCATCATTAGCGCATCACCCATGTTAGGTGACGGTATCTGATACGGCTTCTTTGCCATATCTATTTTGCTCATTACTTGCAACCTGCCAGTGTTATTCCGCTTAATTGGAATCCTACACACCTCAGAGCGCAACTGATCTAAGACTTCTATCTTAGAGGACAAACTAATCATATCCTCTGGATTGATATACTCACCTTTCTCTACCGCCCGGTAAGTATTGTAAAACCTGTCTCTTAATCTCCACCAATACTGGCTACGCTTATTGAAAAACGTATCCTTGTTTGATTTATTCCGATTAGAGCCGCCTTCAGTATACGGCAATTCTGGATCTTCTACACCTTCTGATCCTTTAAACATGAAATAGTCTATACCATTCTTGTTTTCTAAAGCCTGGTCCACTTGTCTTTTGAGACTTACACCTAAGCCGTCACAATCCCAGACAAACCAATCAGCATCATTATCTAAAGCCTTATTCAAGGCCCAATCCATACCTTCAGCAGCCTCTCCAGTTATCATCTCGCAAACATCTATCACTACGTTGCCATGCCTACAAGCGTAACCTTTTGAGTCTCCACCAGTGTCTGACGGATCATGGCTGGCTACTATTGAGCCTTCTGCCTTCCAGCCTAGCTTTAAATGAGCATCTATAGCCGCATTGTAGTGCTCTACTGGAATAATACTGTCCTCTACCTCATCGTAGTAGGAGCCTTCCCAGACATGACGATACAGAGCAGGATTCATCGTTCTTTCATCGTGCTCTCGTTCTTGCTCTAGGACCGGAGGAAACCAAGGATTGTCGTTGTAGTTCATCCAAACAATCGTGTGTAGATCATCCTCGTAGTATCCATCTCTCCGCAGTTGTTTCTCATATGGCTTAATAAATCTCTGGGAGAATGGATCTAGCACTGATCTAGGATTGCCAGCCATCCAAACCTCTGATCCAGCCGCTCTGAGCGTTGGTGTAAGAGCTTTTAAGCTCTCAGCCGATACAGTCTGAGCTTCTTCCAAAAACACGCGCATGAAGCCGTGAGCACTTTTGATGGACTCTGGATTTCTGGCTAAACCTTTAAAACGGAAGGCTGTTTCTCCGTTGAACAGAATCTCTGTGTTTTGAACCTCAAAACCAAACAGACCCAACCTTTCTATCTCTGACTTTAGGAGCGCATGAACACTGTCATCTATGGAGGCTTGAAACTCTCTACAACACAAAGTCTTGATTCCTTGCCGCATAGCATCTACCAGGCATAGGTCAGCAATCGACATAGACTTGCCTGAGCCTCTACCTCCCAGAGCTACCTTATAACGCTTTGGCTTGAGGAAGCGTTGCAAAGGCTTAGGAAGTTGGATCTTGAGTTCGTTCATTTATCGGATTGTTTGTACTCCGCAGCCTGACCGCTGGGAGGCTTCTTGATAGCTTTGCTCATTGCAATAGCTACGGCTTGGTTTTGCTTGTAGCCTTCAGATAGCAGCTTTCGGATATTATCCTCTATGCTTTTCTTTCCGCTACCTTCTTTGAGTGGCATCTCATGCCTCCACAACTTCTATGGTGATCTGAGTATCTACATCTATTGGATTTCCATCAGGCCCAGAGATCTCTTGTCTGGACTTCTCGGTCCATCCCATACGTTGAGATAGCCATAGTTTCATGCTCTGGTAGTCACCTTCCATAGCCTTGTCGTAGAGCTTATCTATCATGAGTATGCCAGCTTTTGTCAGACTACGGTTATAGACCTCAGAAACTCTTTTGTCTCTCTTTAGAATTTCGCGTAAGGTATTGTCAGATATACCAAAATACCTTGCAATCTGCTCATGAGTTAATGCGGGAGCTAATTTTTCAAGCTCGTCAATTTCTTCGTCTGTAAACTTTCTTTCTGGTCTAGGCATTTAGCTAAAACTCATTGAAACCTTTTACTTCAACAATGTTCTGATAGATACCTTTGGCTTGTCTCTGTCTCCTTCGTGACATAGCTACTTGGTATAGTTTGTAATCACTATGGCAAGGAATCTCTCCTTTAGCCTTAGCTGCCTGATAGATAGGAATAAACATATCATCCTCTTCCTGTGTTTTCTTTAACATAAAATGAGGATCAGGCTTGTATTCTCTCTGATCCTGAAACAAATCAGAAACTTTCAGACCCATAGATTCTACCACACTATCACCTTTTGCACCGCAACTGAAGCAGTGCATTAGCAACTTTCTGTCTTTAACTGTAATGTTCAGACTAGGAGAGCTATCTTCATGGACGTTACATTTTGCCTTCCACCGTTCCTCTCCGCAGCTCACAACACCATCAAGTCTTTCCAGCACTTTGTCATACCACATTATCTCTGAGCCTCTCTCCGCTTTGCGTTCTTGATATTTAGGTGCTGGATGTAGCCTCTAACCTCTACTGGTATTTCTGAGCTGGCTACTTTGTTTAGTCCTCTGGGAAACACTCCGTACTTTTGCTTGTAAGCGTATGCACTCCAGCCTTCCTTATAGCCTTTATCCAGCCCATGCTTAATCAGACCGCTCAGAAACGCTTGCTTCTCTTGCTTGGTAGCCAATC